AAATGCTGGAGCATCGACTAGTAGACCAACTCCAAGAGTTGTTCAAACATCTACTCCTGGTACAAGACTTACTGCTTCTTCTAGACCCCCAGGGACATCGCCTGCTACCCCTATAGCAAGATCAGCATATAGTACTCCTGCCCCTTCTGGTGGTTATGGTGGCACTGCAGGTGCTTCTAAACCAACGACAGCATTTAGTCCTACATCAACACCAACTGATACATCAAAAGCATATAGTACTCCTGCCCCTTCTGGTGGTTATGGTGGCACTGCAGGTGCTTCTAAACCAACGACAGCATTTAGTCCTACATCAACAGCAGATGCAGCAAAATCATCTGCGATGGATCAGTGGAGAGCTGCAAATCCAAGACTTGCTGAAGTTGAAAGACTGAGAGCCCAACAAAAAGCTGCTGGAAAAAGTACATTTGATAAAGAATTTAGAGATAAAAATATAAATCCTGTGATGTATAATAAAACATCTAGTATACCAAATTCTGGTCGTTCAGTGGAAGATTCTAAAAAAATGTTTCCTGACACTCCAAAACCTGCTCCCACTCAGACATCTACAGCAACTGCTTTTTCACCATCAACACCAGCATTAGGAACATCTACTCCAGCAATGCAATCAGCAGGAACAGCAGCTGCATCTAAACCAGTAACAAATCAAACTAAAACTGCATTTAGTAATCCATCCTTACTAAGTCAGACAACAGCAGCAGAAAAACCAGAACCCAAAAAAGCAGCAACACCACCAAGTCGTATGCCACTAAAAAATTCACATATAATCACGGGTTATCTGGTTCGTGAAGGTTACATATCAGAGAAGAAGGATCTTCCTGGCAATCAAGAAAAAATTGATGCCAACAAAAATGGCAAAATTGATGCCAATGATTTTGAACTTCTCCGTGCTAGCAAAAAAGTAGCAAAAACTGTTCTAGGTAGTGAACCCAAAAACGTAGGAAAAATGAAAAAAGTATGATAGAATAATACTCAGAGATGATTGACAAATCGTAATCCCTAGTCTATAATAAGACCGGGGATTTTATTTTACCCAAAATTACTAAGTATGAATACACAAGTTAAACTCATTTCGGTTACACCTGATGCAGAAAAGACAATGGCATATGTTGCGAGAGTGTCTAACCCTGCAAATCAAAATTCAGAAAAGTATTCCAAGTTACTTGATTATTGTATTAAGCATAATCATTGGTCTGTTTTTGAGCAGGCACATATGACTCTTGAGATTAATACAACCCGTGGTCTGGCAGCTCAAATTCTGCGGCACAGATCTTTCACGTATCAAGAATTCTCACAGCGTTATGCTGATGTTGGTTGGTTGGAAGAGGAGATTCCTATTCCAGAACTTCGTCGTCAGGATACAAAGAATCGTCAGAATTCTACGGATGATCTTGATGAGGAAAAAGTATTTGTCATGAATAAAATGATACAAGAATTGTTTCGTGATGCTCAAGATCTATATAATCATCTCCTAAGCGAAGGAGTTGCCAAGGAGTGTGCTCGTTTCGTGCTGCCCTTAGCGACCCCTACACGCCTCTACATGACGGGTTCAGTACGTTCTTGGATACATTATATCAACTTGCGTAGTGAAAATGGAACTCAGAAAGAACACATGGATATTGCAGAAGCAGTTCGCTGTATTTTTATCTGTCAGTTTCCTGTTGTATCTGAGGCACTAGGATGGGTGGCGAGTGATGAGTGCCCAGAATGTCATGATGCACCATCGATTATTATTCCATAAATATCTTATAGAAAAGGAGATTAACATTGCCCATATATCCTGTTATCAATAAAGAAACTGGTGAAGTAAAAGAACTTGATATGTCCATATCAAAATATGAAGAATGGAGAAAAGAAAATCCTACCTGGGATAAAGATTGGAGTCAAGGTTGTGCTGGTGTTGGAGAAGTCGGAGACTGGCAAAACAAATTGAAGAAGTCACATCCTGGATGGAATGATGTTCTACATCGTGCCAAAAAAATGCCAGGTTCATCCATCAAAACGTTATAAATTTTTATGACAACACGAAGAAGAAAGGATTCAGGACCAGTTGGAATTGGTATGAGTGCTAAGCAAATGAGAAGAAAAAAACCGATTAATTCGGATTTTCTTATTGATGTTAAACCTTTAACTGAAAATCAAAAAGTATTATTTGATGCATACGATGATGGCAAAATGCTTTTTGCTTATGGTGCAGCAGGAACAGGTAAAACTTTTATCACTCTTTATAATGCACTACGAGAAGTACTTGACGAAACAACTCCATATGAAAAGATCTACATCGTAAGATCTCTTGTTGCCACCAGAGAGATTGGTTTTCTTCCAGGTGATCATGATGATAAGTCAGCACTTTACCAAATACCATACAAAAATATGGTAAAATATATGTTTGAACTGCCGGATGATCCTTCTTTTGAAATGCTGTATGGAAATCTCAAAGCACAAGAAACAATTAGTTTCTGGTCAACATCCTTTATTCGTGGGACAACTTTTAACCGATCAATTATTCTTGTGGACGAATGTCAGAATCTAAATTTTCATGAATTGGATTCTATTATTACAAGAGTTGGTGAGGATTGTAAGATTATGTTCTGTGGTGATATCATGCAAAGCGATTTAATTAAAACTTCTGAACGAAGTGGTATTCATGACTTTATGAAAATTCTACAGGCCATGCCTGAGTTTGAAAGCATTGAGTTTGGTGTAGATGATATTGTTCGCTCTGGATTGGTCAAATCTTATCTTGTAAACAAAATAAATCTTGGATACTAATGTTTAATCATGTAAATCATTTGGGTGATATTAATCTCAAATCTAGAGAAGTAGATGGAACTCGTTTTTATACGACACCATCTGGAAATTCTTTCCCATCAATCACTTCAGTTACATCTCATAAAAATAAAGAATTTTTTGCTGAATGGCGTGAACGAGTTGGTGAGGAGGAAGCAAATAAAATTTGTAAACTTGCAACTACTCGTGGAACAAAATTTCATGAGGTATGTCAGGATTACTTAGAGAATAACTTGAAAGAAAGTTATGATGAACAATCCATGATTATGTTTGATGCTGCAAAACCATATCTAGACAAGATTGGTTTGGTTCATGCAATTGAAAGATCAATGTTCAGTGAAGTTCTTGGCATTGCTGGACGAGTAGATTGTATCGCTGAGTATGATGGTGAACTTGCTGTTATTGACTTCAAAACATCATCCAAAATTAAAAAGGAAGAATGGATTGAACAATACTTTGTTCAAGAAGTTGCATATGCATGTATGTACTTCGAATTAACTGGAATTTCTGTTAAGAAACTGATTACAATCATGGTAACTCCTGCTGGAGTTGTTAAGGTGTTTGACAAAAGAGATAAAATGTATTATATTAAACTATTAACAGGGTACATCAAAGAATTTGTCTCTGATAAATTAAAAACTTATGGAAAATGAAATTGTAAATGCTTTAAGGGATAAATTTATGAGTCAGGCAAAATTCTCTTCGGATATCGAAACTCTTGTGGAGTCAAGTGCATTAAGTTACATTGAATCTATAGTTCATTACTGCAACGAAAATAGTATTGAAATAGATACGGTTTCTAAGTTGATTTCCAAACCATTGAAAGAAAGAATTCGGTGTGAAGCGATCACATTGAATTATTTGAAAAAAACTACGAAAGCAAAACTACCGATATGACACCGTTTGAGGTGTATTGTTGTTACTTATCTCTTAAAAATCATTTCACAAAAAAATCATACGATTATTTTACATATTGTGGAAAGACTAGAACCACAATAAAGTCCTTTAATAAAAGAAAGGATAAGTATTTTTTTGAAAAAACTTCTAGACAAAAAAATGATAATGAGATACTAGAATATCTTGTTTCTAACTTTATTGAATGCTCTGATCCTCAAAGATTGTGGATTGGAGAAATCATACATTCGGGAGAAACAAATTACACTAATTGGAAAAAAAGAAATCAAAGTTTAACTTACATATTTAAAAATGAAACTGAAGAATTACTTTCTGAAAATTCTTTAGATGCAATTTTTGAGTGTAAGAATGGATCTCATCCTATCATACTTAAAAAGTTCCTGAGCGGGAAGATTAGTATCGAAACACTGGTTATATACCATAGCATATTCCTGTTCGGGGGCAAGTTTGATAAAAAACTACTAGACCCAGTATGGGAATCTGTCAGTCTTAAAATTCAAAAATATTCACCATTTTTAAATATTTCAACAGGTGAATACAAAAAAATTATTCGTGATCAGGTCTTGACACCTGAGCAGTAACCTGTTACAATAAACAAGTAAACACATCGTACACATCGTATACGGAGAACACAAATGTCTTTTGCTGAACTTAAAAAGCAATCTCGTTTAGGCAATCTCACTGCTAAACTGGTCAAAGAAGTTGAAAAAATGAACAAGACCAGTTCAATGGGGGATGATCGTTTCTGGAAGATTGAACGCGATAAATCTGGTAATGGTTATGCAGTTATTCGCTTTCTTCCTGCCCCCCAAGGTGAAGATGATCCTTACGTGCAAGTTTGGAGTCATGCATTTCAAGGCCCTGGAGGATGGTATATTGAAAACTCTTTGACAACTCTTGGGGGTAAAGATCCTCTGGGAGAACTTAACACACAACTATGGGCAACAGGAAATAAGTCTGATCAAGAAGTTGTTCGCCAACGTAAGCGTAAACTGTCTTACTACTCAAACATTTACGTTGTAAAGGATCC